ATTAATTGCAATATAAAAGATAATTGTTATAGATTTAAAGCTAAGCCAAGTGAATTTAGACAGTCGTGGTTTTTTAATAGTCCTAATTTAGACGAAAATAATTGTGATTATTACTGGGAAGTAACCAAACCAATACATAAGTTTAATAACGGTAAAGGTGCTACACTATGCAATAAATGCAGTAAAATAATAAGCACAGGATTAACAAAAGATTTATATTGTTCAACTAAATGTAAAGAAAAATGAAAAATGTATTAATAGTTATTTTAATAGCAGTATTCGGAGTTATAATGTTTCATTTAGGTATTAAAAATAAAAAGTATTTAGATAAAACTATTGTACTAACTTTGCCGAATAACGAATTACCGCCAAATGAGGGCGATTTGTTTAGGGTTCAATATGTGAATGGGGAAAAAGTTTATTTATGTATCATAGACTAACTTTTTAGTCCCAAATTTAAACAATATTAGGGACAGAATTAATAACTATAATACGGCACTAAATTAAAAAAGTGCCAATAATTAAAAATATGATAAAAATAATATTGATTTGGATAGCGTACGAGTTTATAAGACCAAAGTTAATTTGGTTATGGAATTTTTTAATTAGTAAAGCATAAATTATGATAGAAGATTTTGCACAAGGAATAACAATCGGTTTTTTTATGGGAATATGTTTTTCGTTAGTAGCTTATATTTTAAAAAATAATAAGTATATTTGACATTATGATTGAAAAGTTAGCACAACATCACGAGGACTGGATTCGATATGCAATTAGCGTAAGCGGTAACCGTGATGATGCGCTTGATCTCGTTCAAGATATGTATTTAAAATTACACGACTGCAATAAAGAAATAAACAAATCTTATGTTTATTGCGTTATAAAGAATATATTCTTAGACCAATACAGAAAAAATAAAGTAAAAGAAAAAACGGTTTACTACCAGGAGGAATATACAGAACAAAACGAAGAAATAGATTTTACTGCAGCTTATGAAGATTCACTAAAAGAACTGAAAAGCTATAAGCAATTAATTGTTAATTTTTCTACTAAAGATGGAGTAAACAATTTTGCCAGGCAAAGCGGAATATCTAAAGCCACAATAATAAGGATAAGAAACGAATTTAAAACAATACTATGTCAAAAAGTAAAGGACTTGGAGATTCAATCGCAAAACTAACTGAAGCAGTCGGTATAAAGCCGTGCGTTGGTTGTGAGAAAAGAAAGAATATTTTGAATAAACTATTTCCATTTAAACAAGTTAAAGCTTTAAATGATGCTCAAATAGTTTTATTATATCAATTGTCAACTTTGTCCGATATAGAGATAATTGAAATTTATAATGATGTTTTTAATACGGTTTTAGATATTGAAAACTTTACCGAGAATATTAGGAATGCAGTAATTAATGATTTAAAAAAACTATTATATGAAAATAAATAAAATATTATTAGGGTTATTTGCATTTTTTTTAACAAGTTGCACCGCTACAGATATAGATGACAATTTAGATTGTAAATGCAATAGAGTAGTTGAGGTTAGTTCTTTTAATTTACCCGATAGGACTACTTTTGGAACTTATATAACAATAAATGATTGTACAGGAGTGCAAAGGCAATATCAATGGAAATACGAAAACAATAAGCCTAAAAAAGGAGATTGTAAGTAAATGTATATTATTTTAAGGAGTAAATGGAAATTTAATATAGTTGATAAATGGGAGGATAATAAATGGATTTATTTAAAAGGTAATTGTCCTGATTTATTACCTCGTGAAACAACTATTTGTTTAGAAAATACATTTAAAAATAGAAAAAGAATAATTGATTAAACAAAACAAAACCAATGGCAGGAACAGGAGGAGCAAGACCTAATTCAGGTCGTAAATCAAAAGACGAGGAGAACAAGATAAGGGATTTAATGAAACCTTATTCAATTGATGCTGTTAAATGTTTAGCAGGTATAATAGTAAATGAGAAGTCAAGAGATAGCGATAAGATTTCAGCAGCTAAATTGATAATTGAGTACACTTATGGCAAACCTAAAGAAACAGTAGAAACTACGCATAATATAAACGACTTTAATATTAAGGATGTGTTTAATATCTCTAAATAAATGAAAAAAGATAGATGGTTTTATAGAAATGTTATTTTAGATTATATACCTTTTTTATTACTTGAAAAAGTATCTGTTAAAAATATTTATGATTGGAGTGATTTTTTATATTCAAATGAAGTTTTTGAGATTAAAGAAGTATATAGTTATTTAGATAATAAAATAAAAGAATTTGATAAATCTAAATAGTAAATATAATATATTAGGCTCAGATAGTAGGTACTTTGTAGTTACAGGAGGCAGGGGTTCAGGGAAGTCATATTCCGTGAACTCCTTTCTTTTGTTGCTTACTTATGAAGTAGGGCACGTTATTTTATTTACTCGTTATACTTTAACCTCAGCGCACGTTTCAATTATTCCTGAATTTATAGACAAGATTGAAACAGCGGATTTAAGCCAAGATTTTTATATAACCAAAGATGAAATAGTAAATTTAAAGACAGGTTCTAAAATACTATTTAAAGGGATAAAAACAAGCAGCGGAACTCAAACTGCTAACTTAAAATCGTTAGCAGGAATTACTACTTGGGTTTTAGACGAAGCTGAAGAACTTGTGGATGAAGATGTATTCGACAAGATTGATTTTTCGATACGTGACAAGTCAAAACAGAATAGAGTTATACTCGTTTTAAATCCAACGACAAAAGAACATTTTATTTACAAAAAGTTTTTTGAAAGTAAAGGAGTGGAGCCAGCTTCAAATTTAATAAACGGAAATACTACTTACATACATACGGATTATAAAGATAATATTGAATATCTTTCAGAATCTTTTATTGCTCAAATTGAAAACATAAGAGAAAATAATAAAGAAAAATATAAGCACGTTATTCTTGGTGGTTGGTTAGATAAAGCCGAAGGGGTAGTCTTTACAAATTGGAAAATTGGAAAATTTGAGGAGGTTGCGCCAAGTATTTACGGTCAAGATTTTGGTTTTAGTATTGATCCGACTACATTAATACAAACATCGATTGACAAAACAAACAAGCGTATCTATATCAAAGAATTGGTTTATAAAGCTAAACTTACCACTTCAGAAATATTTGAATTAAATCAAAGGTATTGTGATAATCAATTAATCATTGCAGATAGTGCCGAGCCACGTTTAATACACGAATTAAGAATAAGAGGTAACAATATAAAAGAAACTATTAAAGGTGCGGGAAGTGTTACGGCGGGTTTAAGTTTAATGCAGGATTATGAATTAATTATTGATCCTGATAGCACAAACGTAGTAAAGGAATTAAACAATTATACATGGAGCGATAAAAAAAGCGATACTCCTGTAGATGCTTTTAACCACGCTATCGATGCTTTAAGATACGCTGTATATTTTCAGTTACATAAATTATCAAAAGGACAAACCATTTTAGGATAAAAACGTTATATTAATATGAAGATTAAAATACCAACAAGTTTATCGGATATAAGATTAGAACAATTTCTATTGTTTCAAAAAGTTATTAAAGAAAACCAAAACGATTCTTTTATTTCTTTAGCAATGGTAAGTATCTTTTGCGATATATCCGTACCTGATGCACAAAATATAGAATTGAAAGATTTTAACGAGATAGTATTACAAATTAGCGAAGTATTAAAACAACAACCGAGATTTATTCAAAGGTTTATTTATAATGGCAAAGAATACGGATTTATTCCTAATTTAGATGACATTCCTGCAGGAGAATACATAGATTTAGAAACATATTTAAAAAGCGAAGAAACGTATTCAAAAGCAATGAATGTTTTATATAGACCTATTGCAAACAAAATGAAAAATTTGTATAATATAGAGGACTACAAAGGCGAACACACCGATTTTAGTAAGCTAAATTTGGAAATAGTTTTAGGTTCTATGCTTTTTTTTTGGAATTTAAGCAACGAATTGTTGATATCTATGAAGGACTATTTAGCACAACCGAAAAACAAGATACTTTTGGAAACAGCTTTGGCACAAAATGGGGTTGGTATCAATCAATTTTTACAGTCGCTAACGGAAATATCTTTGATTTTGAAAGAGCGACTAAGTTACGACTACACGAGTTCCTAATGTTTTTAGAGTTTAAAGTAGATTTGGCAAATGAAAGTAACAAACAGATAAAGAAATATGAATAGTTTTTATAAAGTTATCAATTATTTAAAAGCACAACTTGAAAATGATATTGATGTTAATACCATAGTACACGGAGAAGCTCCTGAAAATAAAAAGGATCTTTTCCCGATGGCGCATTTAATGGTAACTAATGGTGCATTAGGTCAAGGAGTTTCAATCTTTACTTTTACAGTTCAGGTTTTAGATATTCGTAACGTTTCTAAAAAAATGAGTACAGATAAATTCCTAAAGAATGATAACGAGTTAGATAATTTAAATACGTGCTTTGCAGTACTTAATAGATTAATTACAGAATTAAAATTACAAAGAAATGAATTAGATATTGAACTTTTAAATGAGCCAAGTCTATTGCCAGTTATTTATGAGTTCAAAGATACTTTGGATGGTTGGAGTACTGAATTACAATTGTCTATTACAAATACTATTTCAGTATGTTAGATAAAAAAGAAACGTTAACAACCTTACAAGCGTTTAATAAGTACGTAATACAACAAGCGCGAACTAACTTAACTAAAGGAAATAAAAACGTTTCTAAAAAGCTTTATGACTCTTTAAAGGCACAAACTAAAGTGAGTCCTAACTCTATTGAGAACTATATCGAAATGGAGCAATACGGTCAATTTTTAGACTTAGGGGTTAAGGGTAAAGTAAGTTCACAACGCGCGCCAAATAGTCCGTTTAAGTATGGAAGCGGTAGTGGTAAGAAAGGCGGATTAACTGAAGGTATTAGAGGATGGGTTAAGGCGAGAAGGTTTCAGTTTAAAAATAGAGAAACAGGTAAATTTATGAGTTATGAACAAACAGCACAATTAATTACCCGATCAATTTATATGAAAGGAACAAAGCCGACAAGATTTTTCAGCAAACCTTTTGAGGATGGTTTTAAGAAATTACCTGAAGAATTAGTAAAAGCATACGGATTAGACGTAGAATCATTTTTAAAATTTACATTAAAAGAATAATGGCACAAAAAATAACATTTACTTTTCCGAGTAGTACGATAACATCGTCCAACTTAAGAGATTTTAAACTATTCTCTAATTCGGTTATTGATTTTGGTAGGGTTATAAACTTTAGAGCGACAGTTTTAAATGGTAATGACCCTTATGTATATACTCCGCCATTTAGCGATTCTTTAGAAAATACAGAAATTGTAAAAGGTGCAAATATTAATAACTTTGCAAATAACTTTTATCTTTGGTTATCGAGAGAATTATCTGTTGCAGATTTTTACAATGAATTAACAATTGTAGGAAATGTAGTTGAATTGATTTGGGGAAGTGATTCCGATGTTAATACATTTAGTTTAAAAGAACCTACAACGGGTGTTGTACATTCTGATGCGTGGCTAACTATTACAGAAGAAGTCTATACTATACCCGCTCCTATTGTTCCTGTTGTTTTAGATGAAAAAATAATCCTTTCGCGTAGTCCGTTTAATTTTAGATTGACTCCAGGTATTACATTTGACGAAATTACAGCAGAAATTTTTATTTATAGAGGTCATAAAGTAGATGACAAACCAGCAGTTTCTAATTATCAAGTTAGTAAATCAGTTGTTCAAGTAGGGCAAAGTTCTATTAATTTTGATGTTCATAAATTAGTAAACGATTTTGTTAAGAATAAATATAACGGAATTGGAAATATTGCAGGAGCGTTCACAACTTCAACACTCGATTCTGTTTGGTGTTATATTGACGCGAAAATTAATTTAGGCGGGGCAGAACAATACCAAGCAAATCAATACTTATTGGCTGTTGATGGTTTTGGTTATCATACAGAATTGGCAAATCCTGAAATATCAACTTTGCCTGATATTATTTATAGACGAGAAAAAGTTTTAACAAGTATTGACAATCATATAATTTATAATGATTCAGATTGTCCTTTATATTTTATAACAACGGGATTGGTATCGCTAACAGTTAACGGAACAAATGTACCTTTTACTTTTGATCAGGATGTTTCAAATCAAAATATTGGTTATGTTAATATAAAAAATTATATAGCTTCTTCTACTTCATTTAGTGCTATTTTTTTTTATGATGCTACCGAAGTTCCGAGTGTTACAATTAATTTCACAATAAAAGACGAATGCAAATACCCACTTGTTAACTGTA